CTTCGCCCTATTCACAGTCACACCGATCATGTTTTCCCTCGGGTGACCCACCAGCTTCGCTTCGTGCGAGGCTCTCCTCTGTGGCGTTTAACCACGGCTTAGCTGGTTATGTCTTGGGACCGCTCATGCTCTCCACGATGGCTGATCTAATGCCAGCGAACCGTGGTGCCTTTGAGCGACCTTGCGTCCCTCGCTATGGGAGGGGGTGATGAAGTCAACCGAACGATCAATCCGGCGACAGCAAACCACATTGCAATCGCCGTGCCAGCAACCGAAAATCATTTTTTGCCGTAGGCACTTTTTTTCAAATTTCTCAGCTTTAACGACATGCGCGTCTTAAACTGATTTTCGCGTATAGGCGTTGACCAAAGTCCCAACACGCGTATAGGACGAAGTCCACGTACGTCCCACACGCCCCTACATAATGCGCGTAAGAAGCTTTGCTTCCCCGTATACGCGAGGACCAAAACGCAATTTTTGCAGCAAAGCCCAACCAACTCGCCAAAACCCCCAGCAAATTCTGCATCCTACACACCGCGCATTATGCATACGCGTTGACCCCAAAATACCTACGGTAAACCCCAGTGCAATTTCTGCATCGCCAAATTTCCAGCTTTCTTAACCCACGCCTATGAAGCTCCGCTTGGTGCGCGATGAATTACACAGTAATTTATTGAGGACCACCGTCAAGGCTCTGAATACCATTCAGCACACCTAGGCGTGATTCTTCTCTGAGTAGCAGAGAGAAGAATAGACCTGATTCACTGCCTCAACCCCATTCCCTCTCTGGATATCATCCAGTACTACGCAAATATGTAGGTCTTAAACTGATCAGGGGACCAACAGGCCAACAAGCCGGGAAATCAGGGCGATTGCTTGCAATAAGTGCCGATGCTGCCAGACAGGGGCCGAGACAGTCCCGAAGGCAGAAAGCAGGGTGAGAGGCCTACTCAAACCTACGGTAATCTACTCTCTGGATACCATCCACTATGCGTGTTCAAAGATGTCTTGAGAGAACAATGCGCGTTATAACGCCTGTTGTTAGGCCCTCTGTCGGCCCAAAACAGAGAACAGACAGAGTCTGACAGTGATTTCCGACAGAAAAACGACAGCGATTCCCCGTCTGCATTATGCCGGGGCGAAATCGTCGTTCCCCCGCGTGGCATGTGATTTATTATATATTGCACTATCACCGTACAGACCATATTCCCCCTACTATTACCCTATATAAAAAATTATAGTATGTTTCACGTGGAACATATGCTTATATTAGGAGATAACGAGGAGATATCTTATGGATGATCAGCAGCAGCCTTTAGACGAGCATGAGAAGTTAATGAAGTCGCTTCAGGGTGACGAGGTTCCTTTTCTGCCGATTAACAATCGTATTACTCAGTTTCTGGAGGAGGAGCCTTCTCAGCAGGTAGAGGTCAAGGTACAGAAGGCTGAGGATGTTTTCCCTATGGGAAAGAGCGTAGCTTCTCATTTGGATGAGGAATTCAATGTATTGTATGAGACAGCGGAGGATGGGACGACTATAGCGACCATACTTTGATTATGGATTGGATTTCTATCTTTCCTCAGATGAACTGGGATGGTCGGGAGGCTTTAGCTTCTTCGGATGAGTTAATAGCGGAGTCTAGGTGTGCTTTAAGCATTTTGGACACGTATTTGGCAGATTCGGATGCTATCTTCAGCCATGAGCGCAAAGACGAGCTTCTGACGGCTATGCGGGTCTTATTCCCAGAGAGCGTCTATGCTCAGAGGAGTTTCTATGCTAGTTACGTGGAGTGAGTCTATATCGGATACCCGGTTTGCCAAGCTTGTGTCTAAGGACGAAAAATATTATTTGCATTGGCCAGAGGTCTATCAGGCTATGTTAGCCATCAAACCGGAATGTGATCATCCAGAGGACCGTGTTGTTTGGAAGTTGCAGACCTATGAGTATTTATGTAAGACGTGTGAGACAGTTTTTTCGTACGATGACCTCAGAAAGATGATAGACGATGCCCCGGAGGATTAAACAGGTTAGCACTAATCCTAAGAGAAAGCGCACTTCACTGGAGAAGGCTTTTGATTCGGCTAGGCTGGCCGATATGTATTTAAAGGGACGTTCTCAGCGGGAGATGATTGACGAGCTTTCTATCAGCCGCAATACTGTTCAGAAGGCATTGAAGGAATTGCAGCAGACATGGCAGAGTCAAGCATTATTTGATTTCAATGCAGCGAAGGCTATGCAGTTGGCGAAGGTCGATCATTTGGAGAAGGTGGCTTGGGAGGGCTATCATCTCTCGCAGCAGGGTAAGACCTCTACTACGGAGATGAGTACGGGTCGTACTAGCTTTACTTCGGAGACTAAGTCTTCTTCTCTTGCTGGAGACAGCAAGTGGCTTGATAAGGTGCAGTGGTGCATTGACCAGCGGTGTAAGATCCTTGGCTTACATGCGCCCAAGGCGGCTATTATTCATCAGACGATAGAAGAGAAGAAGTCGCTGGACGATATGTCTACGGCTGCATTACAGCGTTTTGTCGAGCAGAATGCGGTTTCTGCTGATTTCGATGTTGGCAACAGCGTAGAGATCGGCACGGAGGAGGGGGAGGTTGAGCAATTTGCAGAAACAGCTTGAGGCGGTTAAGGCGGCTCAGTTAATCATCCGAAGGCGGGAGGCAGCAAACAGGCTGCTCCCCTTTACGAAAGCCACCTTTCCTGACTTTGAGCAAGCCCGTCACCATGAGCTTATTGCCGATGCGTTGGAGCGGGTGGAGCGGGGCGAGTGCCGTAGGCTGATGATCACGATGCCGCCGCGCCACACCAAGAGTGAGTTGGCTTCGCGCCGTTTCCCGGCTTGGTATATGGGGAGGCACCCCAATGAACCTATTATCACCGCTTCTTATGGGCAGGATCTCTCTTCGGATTTCGGGCGCGATGTCCGTAACATCGTCAACTCAGAAGAGTATAAGCGTATCTTCCCAGAGATAGAGCTTGCCACCGATGCAGCAGCGGCGCATAAGTGGAAGATAGAAGGATATAGGGGCGAGTACTTTGCGGTGGGTATAGGCACGGCTACTACGGGGCGCGGTGCTAAGGTCTTGCTTATTGACGATCCCCATAAGAACAGGGAGGAAGCAGACAGCCTCTCTGAGCGGGAGCGCATCTGGAACTGGTATCGCTCTACCGCCTTCACCCGCCTCATGCCCAATGCTTCTATCGTAGTCATTATGACGCGCTGGCATGACGACGATCTGGCGGGACGGCTCCTCAAGCAATCTGAGGACGATCCTAACATCCCTCCTTGGGAGATCCTCAACCTCCCTGCCCTCGCCAAGGAAGACGACCTCTTGGGGCGCATGCCGGGGGAGGCGTTATGGCCTGAATGGTATGATGTCAAGGCGTTGAAGGAGATAGAGGCGGTCCTTCAGAACAGGGAGTTCCAAGCCCTCTACCAGCAGTCCCCTACCGTCGATCATGGCGATTACTTTCAGACTGACTGGTTTAAGACCTATGGGCGCAATGAGCTTGTCGATATGCCGCCTATGAGCGAGGTTCGCTTCTACGGATGTTCTGACTACGCTACCTCTGAGCGTAGGGGTTCTGACTTCACCGTCCACATAATATTTGCAGTAGACACCGAAGAGAACATCTACGTTTGCGATGTTTGGAAGAAGCGGTCTAAGCCTGTGGAGTGGATAGAGTCGTGCCTCGACCTTATGAAGAAGTGGAAGCCCGTTATGTGGTGCGAGGAGCGGGGTCAGATCCTCAACTCTGTCGGTCCCTTTCTCGCCCAGCGCATGAAGGAGCGGGGCATCTACTGCTTTCGGGAGCAGTTCACCCCCTCTAAAGATAAGACGGTACGCGCCAGAGCCATACAGGGCCGGGCGCAGGAGGGCAAGGTCTTCTTCCCCAAGGATCGCTACTGGGTAGCGGATGTGCAGGAGACACTGGTTAAGTTCCCTACCTTCAAGCACGATGATGAGGTGGACTGCTTCTCGCTGCTGGGGCTGGCCTTAGAGAAGCTCAGGGGCGGGGTATCTCCCCCCTTGGCGCGGGAGGCATGGGTACCCCGCAACTACACTTTCGATGAGATCATCCACCGCTCTGAAAGGCGCAGCAGGGGCAAGCTTGTCTTCAATGAAGCTCCCATAGCAGGAAACCATGAGCCTATGGAACTGCCTCCCGAAGAGGATTACTGGGCATTGGTCGATATCTAACAAGCAAAATAGGGGTTGCATTTACCGGTTGTTTTATAGATTTTTCATGGTAGATACTTTTATCTAGGAGTTTGCCTGATGCCAAAAGTAAATGGCAAGCATTACCCGTATACGGCTGCTGGCAAGAAAGCTGCGGCTGCTGCCCGTAAGAAAAAGAAGAAGAGGAAGAAGACTCCTAAGTCCTCTTCTAAGGCAGCTACTGGCACCTCAAGGATTGGCTATCGTCAGTAATGATAAGTTACCCCAGCAATAGAAATGCACAGCTTGACTGGTGGAAGCGCAAGCTGGAGCATGCCATAGATTATTGGAAACCGATCTTTGAGCCTTCCAAGATCTTGGTAGCTCAATATAATAATGAAGCAGCTACCACCAGAGAGAAAGAGGAGGTGCGCTATAATATGGGCGATACCTCCGATCCCGGCATTCGCAATAAAGCCAATATTGTGTTTGGTTATCTGGATCAATCTATCGCCAATATAGCGGCCCATGACCCCACCTTCACCGTGCATCCATTTAACAAGGCGGGTATAGGTTCTGAGCGTATTGTCTCTAAGATCAGCGATTATTGGTACCGGGAGACAGACCAGCTTGTCCACGATAAGAGGGCGTTGCTGGATTCCTACGTATGTCCTTTTGGAGGGAGCAAGGTAGGCTACTCTGCCGACATAGAGGGCATGGTCATCCAAGATCCTGCCATCAACCCCGGCAGAGTCATTGACGATCCTGTAGATGAGTCCCTCTTCCTCATATCAGGTGAGATAACCACCGTCTTACAGGACCAGAATCACACCTCGCATATAGAGGCCCATACGCAGTTTCTGCAACAGCCCAACACCTCTGAAGAACGCGCCCTCCTCCTAGAATCGCACATAGAAGACCATCGCTATTTCTTGGAGCAGGGTGATCCCGATAAGAATACGACTATCAAATGGGAGTCCCCCTATGCCGTCCATTGGAAGGCGGGTGATATCATCATCGACCCTATGGCCTCCGATGGGTTGCGAGATGCTAAGTGGGTTGCTTTTCGTTATGTAAGGCATATAGATGAGATAGCTTATCAAAGCGACCTTAACACCAGCGGCTTAGAGCCTAACTTCCGCATGGATGATGCACCCGACATGCCCGATGGCATGGAGGTAGACGACTTCGGCATGGTGGAAGGCTATGAGATCTTCGCCAAGGGTCATATCGTAGGCGAAAGCCGCAAAGAAAACTTGTGGATAGACCTCTGCAAAGATCACGATACGTTCCTCCGCTATGAAAATGAGTGGCCGATGACCTCCTTGGAGGATTTCCCCTGTGAGATCCTCACGCTGGCCGATGGCGTTATCGACTGGCATACTAAGGGACCGCTAATCATGGGGGGTGCCGACTCCATGCAGAGCTTGGTCAACGAGATCCTCGACTCTTATCTCTCTGTCATCCGCAAGCAGAAGAACCTCTTCCTCTACGATCCTCGCTACATCAGGGAGGAAGAGATAGATGCCATCCTTGAGGCCGACGACATGGAGTCTTTTGAGGTGGAGGGGCTGGTAGAGGCGCAGGGCAGAGCTATACAAGCTATTCAGTTTGGTGATGTGCCGCCCGAAAAAGGCGAGATACTCCGTATTGTGCAGTCGATGTTCGACAGGGCCAATGGCACACCGCAGCCCATCTCTATGCCTCGCACCGACTCTGCCACAGAAGCCAACATACAGGATCGGCGCAATACCGCCAGAGAAGATGAACGAGCGGAGAAGTTCGCAGCCTATCAGGTACGTAAAGCTCGTAAGTTCTGGCAACTGACTACGGAGTTCAGACCAGACAGACTCTTTCTTATAGACCCCCGCGCTGCTGAGTTCGTCAATGTCACCGAAGACCTTGCACAGGGGGAGTATCAGTTTGAGATTAATGTCTCTTCGGCAGCTACGGCTACGGCAGTAGAGCGCAAGCAGTGGATGGATCTGATCAACTTAGCGGCTGGACCTGTTAATCAGTTGATCATGCAAGTTAATAACGGCGTTGGCATAGACATAGGTGAGTTGGTCAAAGATTTATTGATACGAGGCTACAGGATACAAGATCCAGAGCGTATCTTGCCCTTCCTCAATAAGAGTGTGCCAGAGGTTATCGACCCCGGTGCCAGTCCAGAGGGTGGGGGGTTACCCAAGGAAATGTTGGCCGCTTTAGCAGCGGCAGGAGGGGGTGGCCCAAGCCCCTCACCGGGACCATCTCCACCTACCGAGTCTGCAATACAAGGCGAGGCTATGAGGGTAGATCGTGGCGGCACTGGACCCAACAGTGCTGTAGCCCGTAACACTGCGGAAGGTATGTAACGATGGCGAGGCGAAGAAAGAGAAAGCCCGTTGAGGGATGGGAGGGGTGGGGGGATAAGGTCGAAGTCGTTGATAAGCTTCCTTCGCTGGGTCCAACGGATCAAGCTCCGCTTACCGTAGCAGAGTTGGAAGCAAAAGGCTTTAAGGGCGAGGATGTAGAAGAGTATAGAAAGCGAAGTCCCTTCAGAAAAGAGTTTGAAAGACGAAGGAAGAAAGAGCCTCTTACTGAAGGAGAGATCGCAGAACAGAAAGAGAAGGTAGATCCTTTTCGGGAAGTAGGGTCATCTCCAGTATCGGGATCAGGCCTTCTTACAACATTTCCGACAGAAAAGAAGCAAAAAGACTTTCGTAGGACGCAAGATAAGCCACGTTCTGCGGCAGTGACGGATCGCACCCCTGAGTTCTCCAAAGCATTGAAGAGTGCCTCCCCCGCAGATGAGAAGATAGCTAATCTTTATATAGCAGAGATCAAGAAAAATCCAACAGCTAGAAGTCCTACCGTAGATGGCTTGACGATACAGGAGCAGCCCCGTGCTAAAGAGGTGCAAGCATTAGTATCTCGGTACACCAACTCGCTGGAGTACGCTAAGTCAACTACTGAGACTCCTTCCACTACGGATCGCACAAAGCCTTTAGTGACGACTCCTTCAGCAGCGGTGGAACAAGAGGAATTGCCTCGCGTTGTCGATCCTGAAAAACCAGTAAGGGAGCGTAAAGGCACTCTATCCCAAGATAATTTCAACCCTCTTGATGTGAAGTTCGTTGAAGGGGGCGTAGCAAACCAACACGCCGTCCAAGACGCTAATGGCGAACCATTAAGAGATAAGCATGGTCATCTTATCTTTCCCAATGCCAAAGCTGGGTGGGCAGGAGGCAGGGCTGACGTAGAAGCTAAGATCAGTGGTAATAACCAGCATGGGCTGACGGCTGATTCTACGCTGGCTTCTTTTGGTCAGGTCTATGCCTTAGATCCTGAGTGGGCGAATAAAGTAGCTCAAATGCTTGGCGTTGATACCAGCATTGCGGTAGGTGAATTACCAGTTGATGATTTTATTGAAAAAATGGCCCATCAAGAAGGATGGTATAAGGGTAGGGAAGATCAAGCAGAAAAGTTTGCAGAAGGAGCCGAAGACGAACTGTCTCCCACCATAGATCCCAAGAAGAAAAAGCCGATGGTACGGCCAACAACGCCGTTTACACCAGCGGAACCGCAGACTACTGATACAATACAGACTTTGTCACGACCCGCTGATTTGCCTGTAGACCTAGAAGGTATGGCACCGCAAGTCGACCGACAATATACCCATCCAGCTAGTCGAGCAGTGGCTGAAGAAGAGCTTCCAGCAGAAATCGAATTACCTGAAGGATCTACAAAAGAACGCGAAATGAGAAAGTTCTGGAAAGTCACTAAAGAAGAAGGCGAAGATGTAGTCGATGAAAAGGCTGGCTTTGGTGGTTTCTTGAAAAAGGCGGGGGGTGCCATCAAGAGGAAGGTGACTGGCGATGATCGTCCAGATTTCATTAGAGAACCTGAAAATGAAGAAGTGGCCTTAGAAATCAACTTGAAGGAGATGTTTCCTAATAATCCGCAAAGATCACAAAACCGTATGGCGAGACAGATAGCACAAGAGCATTTTTTGAATACTTATTTACCTGATGAGTATAAAGAAACTACAACTACTGAAGGTGGCAAAACCACGCACACAAGAAAAGTGAAAGGCGTTATAAAGAATTTATCGCCTTCGACTTTTTATGATGATGACAGTGGTATACTCTATGTAACGTATAAGCCTAGAAACATTCTTTGGAATAATCAAAAGGTTCTTGAAGAGCAAGAGCAAGAGCAATAAAAAATAAAAAGGAGCAAGATAATGGCACAAGGTCGTAGGATCCAAGTTCCTGCACGGGGGCAAGCTGCTCCCGCTGCTCCCGCAGCCCGTCCAGCACAAAGACCCGCTGCTGCTCCTGCTGCGGCACGGTCACCCAAGGCGGCAAGGCCCATGCCGAAGGCGGCTCCACGCCGCAAGATGTCTCCTGCTCCTTCCCGTATGCCTCCTGCTGGTACGCCATCACCGCAGGGCATGGATACCGCCGATCAGTCCAGAGCCGCCAAAGATGCGGCCTTGGCTAAGATCACAAAGAATTTTGGCATTCCAGCCGATCTGCTGAACGAGTTCACGATGGAAGAGCTTCAGATCATGCCCCGCCTCTTGCAGAAGATGGAGAAGACGGGCATCATGCCGGGGGGCGATAAGGCGGCTGAACGTGCTGGCTTTGGAGGCGGTCCTTCTCCGCAGCAGTCGGCTGATAACGACATGAGTGCCTTGGTGCTGCCGATAGGATAATAGAATGCCACTCTATGATTATACCTGCACCTCTTGTAATAGAACACAAGAGCATGTAGTAGCTTATGAAGATAAGCCAGACATCATCGAATGCGAAGGGTGTGGCGGCGAAGCCAGCTATAGCTTTCCATTAGGAGGTATTTTTGGCTTTCAGCCTTTTGAGTCTTATTACGATGAGTCCTTAGATATGGATATTCATGGTCGTAGGCACAAAGAACAGGTGATGAAAGCTTTGAATGTCATTGAAGCTGGAGACAAGGTACGTGGCGCAAGGAACTACGATGCCTCTGCTCCTGAAAGCATTAAGCCTCTTGATAATCTATCGGGAAGAAGCTTGGATGATTATCGGAGGGAAGAAGATAAAAGACAAGAAGACACGTCTAATTTTATTGTTGGAACAGAAACAAAAGACGGGAAAGCTGTTGACGAAATAAAAAGTGTGACTGACTTGCCCAACCTTAAGTAGTTCCTCAAGGAGAATAGAAAAATGACTGAAGTAACGTCCGCTAATACGTCCAATGCATCTGAAGAGCTTGAGCAGCTACAATTTGCCATGAACAAAGATGCTATTGACTCCGTAATGGCGGCAAAGGGGAGTGGCACTTCCCCCGGCAATGGTAACGCATCGAATAGCTCTGATCCCGGCAACGGACTCTCAGACAATTCAAATGGTGCGGAGAAAACTCCTAGCCGACAAGAGTTGCTGGACTATCTGGAAAATAATGCTGATGCACTTCCCGGTGGAGCCGAACTGGTAAAACAGTTTCAAAGAACAATAAGTCAGCAGGGGAATGCTAATAGGGATCTTGAGCAGCGTCTTGGTAAGCTGGAGAACACTGCAAAAGGCCCGGCAAAGCCCGATCCTGCCGATGTGCGTCGGCAACAAGTGTTGAAGCGGATGCCCAAGCAAACACAAGAAATGTTTGAAGCATTCGTAGATGAGCTTGGTCTTGTATCAAGAGAAGACTTAGATGCTGAAGCCCGTGATAAGCGTTCTATGGAGATGACTATGGGCGCAATCACAGAAGGTGTAGATAAATGGGGAGCGGATTTTGGACAGATGGAGGAGGATAAGTTTGTTTGGAACTCCGACATCTATGAAGGGGTTCGTGACTTGTTTCAATCTATGCGTTCACCTGAAGAAGGCATTACGCCTAATCAACTTTACATCTTATATAATTTTGACAAATTGATGCAAGCTGAGTATGACAGGGGTTCTTCACAGGCTGGCAGTGGCAACAGGACGCAAAGAGTTGCGAGGGCTTCAAGCTCTCACAATCGTTCCTCTAACGCCCCGACGCAGGAGCCATCTTTACGGCAAGACGATGATGACCTAAGTGATATCGTATCCAAAGCGGTCCTCAAGTCTTGGAAGACCCTTAACGGTTAACAACTTTTTATAGGAGCAATTCCATTATGGCTACGGGAGAATCTACCCTAAGTCGCACTTATGGACCCTTGCTTACGATGACGTTGGATGAGATCCTCGCGTCTGGTGCCATTCAAGATAATATTTATAATATGGCAAAGACGTTGAGTTGGTTTAAGTCTGGCAATCGTATCAAGGTTCTGCAAGGTGGGGAACGTATTCGTATTCCGGTGATGACCGGAAAAAATAACACCTTCAAATGGTATTCGGGCTTGGATACTTTGAGCATCACCCCTTCTATCGGTCAGACCACGGCGTGGTATACGTGGAAGCAGGGTGCTGTTGGACTTGCAATTGATGGTCTTACTTTGCGGTCTAATCAGGGTCCAGCCCAGATCAACGATATCATGCAGGAGAAGATTCGTCAGGCAGAGCTTTCGTTAGGAGATGGCGTTGCTACGGGAATCTTCAGCGATGGCACTGGCTCTGGCAGCAAGCAGATGACAGGCTTGACGGCTGCTGTAGATCAGACTCCTGCTGCTGGTAGTTATGCGTCGATTGATCCATCTGATAATACGGCATGGCGCAATCGTGCAGTAGCCAGCGTTGGTGCTGCTGCGGCCAACCTCGTTTCCAATATGCGTACAGTGTATAATAGCTGTTCACGTGGATCTGAGGGTGTAGCTTCGACTCCAGACTTCATTGTCACCACGCAGACGGTGCATGAAGCCCTTGAAGCTCTTATCTCTCCTCGCGTTCGTTATGAACAGAATCCATCTGACGGTGCCGATGCTGGTATTGACACGCTTAAGTTCAAAGGCGCAGAAGTTGTTTGGGATGACTACTGCACCAGTGGCGTAATGTACCTGCTTAACTCTGCCCATGTTATGATGTTCATTCATGGCAAGGCCAATTTTGCTATGACGGATGAGGGGTTCCAGAAGCCCATAGATCAGGATGCCCTCGTTGCTCAGATTCTTTTTCAGGGTAACTTGGCAGTCAACAACAGGCGTAAGCTTGGCGTGTTGGCTGGCATCTCTTAATAGGTAGGAGTCTGTCATGGCAGCATTAACTACGACTATTAATACGATTGACCCCGTAGGAGAACACGCAGTTATGACGGGTTCTTTTACTGGAGAAGCGGATGATAGTCATCTTGTACTAGTCCCTAGCACAGGGTATGTGTATGCTTGTAGCATTTCCACCCCGGCTGAAGATGCAGCGACCCCACAGGTGGTGCTGAACACTTCAACTGGCGGTACTTCAACCAATGGAAGTGTACGGGTATCGACTACTGCTGATAGTGGGACGTATACCTTTACTGCACATGTACTAGGTGCATTTTAAGAGAGGTTAGGAAATGCAAATTCAACAGGTTAATCGCTCTGATGCCGAACGGGTCTGGGTGAATATCACGAATGTTGATGGTAAGACGATCACCACGCACTATCCGGTGTATCTGATGACCAACAACAAAAACACTTCTTCGGTGGGTACCAACGAAGCTGCACAGGAAAGCAATTCTTGCTTGAATGGCGAAGGCAGTTTTATTGGACTAGCCAATGAAGATATTCCGAACAACGATGTAGGTCAGGTACAGGTTTATGGTTACCATGAATCGGCTTTGATCTATCGTATCGTTGGCTCGGTTACCGTCATTCCCGGTCATCCGATAGGGCCGGGGAATCAAGGAGCATCGGTGGGCTTAAGCTCGACGGGTGCAACGCAGGGACTCTTGGGTCCAGTGGTCGCACTGGATACGGTTACGGCTACGCTGCATTCGCTGGGTAGCATCAACTACGTAGACCATGTATTCTTGCGTTCTGTATAAGTAAGCTCAAGTAAAACCCTCAAGGAGATTTATAATGTTTGATAGCATCAGATTGTGGTTTAAGCCCCACGATTCTTCCTTCAGGAGGCTGTATCGTTGCCAGTGCGGTGATTTGTACTGGAGCGATTCGCCTTCTGAGGTGAGGAAGAAGCACGTAGGACATAGACATGGCATGGCTATGAATGCCACCTTATGGGAGTTTTTCAAGATGAAAATGGGGTGGATCAAATGAGATTAGTCCTTGGCATGCCTTGGTATAGTGGACCAGATACCGTCTGCTTTGCGCGGTTTATGGATTTTATGACCTATCTTGGAGAATTACGCCAGAGAACTATAATGTATAATGCAGTAGGCGAGTCTATTCTTGAGTATGATTTGCCAAAGATATCTCCAGATAGTCCAGAAGAATTAGGAGCAGAGCCGACCAAAGAAGATTTGGATAACCTTGGTGTTTTAGAGTTGGGTCTTCTTGATTATACCCGATGCTCATTGCCGGGGAAAGCCAGAGAGCTAATCATAGAATCGTCTTTGGCATGGGATGCTGACTATTGCTTGATGTGGGATGACGATATGATGTTTGATCACAGCTTGTTCCTGCGGCTATGGAGACATCAGGTGCCTGTCGTTGCTGCGTTGGCATTTACGGCAAGGGAACCGTATAATCCGGTTATAATGACGATTAAGGAGTCTACTGATTCGACTTCTGGCAAGCCCATGATGAGCAGTGAGTTTGTGTTGGATTATCCTAAAAACAAGCTGATTACCAATGCTGACGTAGGAGGAGCATTAGCCTTTGGCACAGGCGTTTTCCTGTCTGATATGAATGTTTTCAGACAGATGCCACAGCCTTGGTTTGAGTCTACGGGCGCAGGAGAAGACTTCTTCTTTTGCACTAAGTGCCATCAGCATAATATACAGCGGTATGTAGATACTTCGACTAAGACTCGCCATAAGAAGTGGAGTGTTGAGTGGATTAGTGAAGAATATTATGAGGCTTTTAAAGAGATAAACCCTCAAGTTTTTGACAATCTGGTAGGGAATGGACTTAAAAAGGAGGTGGTAGCATGACAGAGCCTCTTTTGACTATTTGTATACCGACCTATCAGAATTATCAGCAGCTACAGTGGTGTATTTATTCTCTTATAGCTAATACAGAATATCCTTTGAAGGTTATCATCGTTAATAATGATCCCGGTGAAGAGTCTCAAGATAGTATTTGCTCTATGGTTGAGACTACAGATGTCGATACTATTGAAGTAATACAGCCGGGGAGTAATATGAAGTGGATGGGGGCAATTAATATTGGCCTATCCAAGGCTGACACCCCCTTCTTTTGCATGATGAATGATGATGTGTTATTCCTTCCCGATTCTAAAGATTTTTGGAGGACATTGACTCGTCATTTTAATAGACCGGAAGTGGGAGCAGTTGGACCGTGTTCTAAT